TCTTCCAGAACTTTCCGATGATCTATTAGATGATGAGGAATAAATTAATATGACAAACTACAAACTAGTAAAAGGTCCTGATGGCATTACATGGCTATCACTTGAACCACTTATGAATGATATGAGATCAGCAATTATTGTGTTGATGGCTCTAGACCTACCTGAAGAAGAAGAACAAGGACGCAACGAGAAACTTCTTGGAATCAAAGCAACATACGAGATTCTAGGTGCTCTAGTGCAAGAAGCAAATCTAAAGGAAGCAAAAGATGCGATCACTCATTGACAGACCACATACCAGTCATTGCCGTGCATTAGACAGAATGATTGTTGAGTTCAGCAAGTACTTAGGTCCGTTTGAAATGGATACCTGCTTAGAGTTCTTAGAAAAGATCAAAGACAGCAAATGGGATGTAAACTGGTCAGAAGACGATGCTGCAACACAAATGAAGTTGATGCTTGGTAACGACCGCTACAAAGAACTAAAGATTCAATGGGGCAAAGACAATCAGCATCTTCTTAAGAACACTGGCGTTACAAAGTACAAGCGTATCAGTGATAACAGTCTATGGGATGGACTAGATCCTGAAGACAATGTACTAGAATACGAGATAATCTATGCATAAAAAGCCACAGTACGATCAAAAAGTAGTAAATGCCAACATGGAATCATTGCTTGATCTTCCAGAGACTCCTACAGTGCAAGACAGAATGAAGAACATCATTAGGTCAGAAGCAGTAGCAGTAGATAAAGAGATAGAAGCCACGGAAAAACAATCAGAAAAACCAAAGCGCACCTACAAAAAGAAAGCCTCAACCCGCGGTGGTGTACGATCAGGCTCTGGCAGACCAAAGGGTTCAACTAACAAGATTACACTTGAAAGCCTAGTGCAATCAATTGACAATGCAGTTGGTATGAGTTTTGAAGAACGACTAGCAATGAACTACAAAGACGCAATTGACCGCAGTGATTGGCAATCAGTTAAAGACTATGACAAAGCGTTTCTAAGTAAGATAGTTGCAGACAAGCAAGAAGTAGATATGACCAGCAACGGGCAGACATTAGTAATGGGATTTAACTTCCCTACCACTGAACTGCCTGAATGGAACAATGACAACACAAAACATTGATATTCCCCTGTTCGGCGAGCAGAAAACAATTCTAGCAGATTGGCTCACTACAGACAAGCACTCTATTGACATTGTGCCTGTAGGTAGTGGGAAGACTTTCTTGGCAGCGATTGCGCTTCCAATATTCGCTAGCGACCCTCGCTTTCACAAGGGCAAAGATATCATATACTCCGCACCAACTGGAGCAATGATTAAATCTTTGATATGGGAGCCGTTAAAGCAATCGTGCATGAAGCACTTTGGATTGATTGACGGCAAAGACATTAACAACAGTGAACTTACAATTAAGTTTCCTGGTGGTGTCTTTATTAGATGTAAAAGCGCAGAGCAGAGAGAAAACTTAAGGGGATTGAATGTGGGAGTGTGGATTGCAGACGAGGCGGCATTATACACACAAGATACACTGCAAGAGATAACGAATAGGCTTAGACCTAAGCCCGGGCAACCCGATAGTGTTGGTAGACTTATAGTAATCTCTACGCCTAATGGCAACGGACCACTTTATGACTTGTTTCAAGTGGCAACAGCAATGCCATCAAGATACATTGTACGGCATTTTAACTATCTTCAAATGCGCTCTGGCAACAGAAAGTTCATTGAAGAACAGAAACGAATTTTAAGTCCCCTTAAGTTTCAACAAGACTATATGTGTTCATGGGACCAAGTAGAGAATCAGTTTTTCTACACATGGGACAAACACAAATACTGTGTAGAGAAGATAGAAGACAAGATGGGCGATCTTTATTCGTTCCATGACTTCAACAAAAGAAGGATGACTGCAACAATAGCGCAGGTTACTAATCCTAGAAAAAACAACGGAAAGATTGAAATCTTAAAAAGTTATGCTATCAATGATTGTTCAACAGAAGGAATCGCACAAGCAATTCGTGCTGACTTCCCCAAACGCCGTATCAATAGTATTATTGACATGTCCGGCACGCAAGTCAACAGAGACACGACTAGCCCATTCGGTATCACTGATAGGGTTCTACTTGAAAAGTATGGCTTTACGATTGTTAATAACCGTAACTCTAATCCTCTTATTACCGATACTGATAACACTAGTAATAGTTTCATTAATCGCGGGGGCTTGGTCGTTCAATCTGATGACAAGATTATACTTGAAGCACTTGGCACCTATCATTTTGAAGACGGCAGCAGGAAGAAGTTAGTAAAGTACACTGAACAAGCATATGCTCATATTGACGGCTTAGGAGATTGCATTCGTTACGGGATTCACCACTTGTTCCCTATCAATCACAGTGAAGGCGCAATAGATCAGAACTATGTTACAGATGATAGTCGCTTCTATCGCAAGCCAGGATCAGAGCATATGCCTGCATCACCTATGTACCCCGGTGGACCAACCTGGGAAGAGATGATGGGCGGCAAAGACGAAATAACAAATGAAGACCATCAAGTGTGGTAATTAAACAAATGAAAACAACATCAGAACAACAATACAAGTCATACTTCTTTAGCCATGTGAAAGAAGACATAGCAACAGGATGCGAACTATGGACAGCAGCAACTAACAACATTGGCTATGGCATGTTTCGTTACAGTACCGGAATGCGCACCGTTCATCGTTTAAGAATGGAATGGGAAGGACATAACATTGATGGCAAAGTAGTCTATCACGACTGCGATAACTATAACTGTGTCAACCCTGCACATCTTAATGTAGGTACGCATCAGCAGAAAGCAGATGTGATGACAGGTAAAGGTCGTGCAGGAACTGCATGGAGCGAGAAATCAATGTATCAAACATGCGTTCATTGTGGATATCACGGTAGTCCTGCAGTGATAGGTCGCAGACACAATGATAAGTGTAAGCACAAACCATGATTGCTACTAAGCATAAATACAATTTAGATAGCCGTTGTTTCCATGGCTATAAAGCATGTGAAACAACTAAGGAACATATAAAATTATGAAGAACAAAGAACTATTACACCGTTGCCCGGTATACACCTCAATATACCAAACGATGTCAGACTATCAGATGGCATATCTTGGTGGCACTGCATTCAAGCGTCAGAGTCGTAAGAAGCGCCCAAGTGAAGACGAAAAGATTCACATTGATGTTATCACTCATACGGTTGCTCAACCTATCTGTCGTTATATTGTTGACTCAATCAACGATGTGCTGTTTGAACCAGGAATCAAGCGAACATTAAGATTCGCCACAGCCCAAGGTCAGCCTATCTCGCCAGATATGCAAGACTGGTCAGAACTATTTCAACTAGACGCAGACTTAGACAATCGTGACATGGATGGCTTCATGGAACGAGTCGGACAATTAACAAGTATCTTTGGACATGCATGGGTCTTTGTTGACATGCCCCAATACAGTGAAGGTAATCTAGGTCGTCCATATGTATGCGTGATCAACCCAATGGATGTATGGGACTGGGACTTTGAATACTACGGTGGCAAGAAGTTGTTACGCTATGTTAAGGTAAAAGAGTTTGAAGAATCAGATTGCTATTACTTTAAGATTTACAAGTTAGGTGATGCAAACACTCCAAGTTCGTGGGAATCCTACAAGGTTATCAAAGAAGACAACACAGACGGTGAAGCAGAGTTTCTAGGTAGTGGTCAATTCCCAGTAGGCATGAGCATTCCAGGCTTCATCGCATTTGGTCGTCGTGACCCAAGACGCAACGATGTTGGTGTCTCAGACATTGATAATGCAAGTGATGCACAAAGAGAACATTACAAATTAGAATGTGAAGCATATCAGTCATTGATGTTTGCAAAGACCATCATTCGTGCTGATCCAGGACTAAAGATTCCTGCTCACGCTGGTGCAATCGTTCGTGGCATGCAAGGATCAGTAGAAGCAATTAAGATTGACACCGGTGATGTGAACAATATCATCGCAAAGCAAGCCGATCTATTAGAGCAATTAGAAGCACTAACTGGCTTAGGTGGCTTGCGTACAACTCGCAACACCCCGCAATCAGGAGTTTCTATCATTGAAGAACGCAGACAGATTCACCGTCTTGCGAAGAACAAAGCCAGATTGATGGAAGTAACTGAAGAAATGATCTGGACATTTGCTGCCCGTTTCATGGATGTACGCTGGGCTGGCGAAATCAATTACGACACTAACTATGAAGCAAGTGATACGAACTATCGTCTTGCTCTTATGAATCAAGCAAAATTATTAGTGGGAGACAACCCTATTATTCAAGGACTAATCGTCAAAGAAATGGTATCGTTACTCGCACCTCCAGAAGAAATCTACGAATATCAACAGGCTGTCCTCAAGACTAGTAGCCCAGAGATGCAAGCACTTTCAGCCGAACAGGACAAAGAAGTTTACACTCGTGATATCGGAGATCAAGTACCTGACAAGGGTAGTGATGAATCTGTTGAAGATATGATTGAAAATCAAGTCTACAGCGGCGTTGGAACAGGCATCACATACACTGGTCAGAGTTCTTACAACCCAATTGCAGACCAACTAGTGGGTCAGGCAGCAGGAAGATAACATAAACTTAAAGGACAACAATATGTTAGCAGATGACTTAAAAGTTCTTCTTGCGACTACCACTAGTTTTTACTTAAAAGCACATGGTTTTCACTGGAATGTAACGGGACCAAACTTCCCACAAT